GTTTCCAGCCATGATGCTTCTCCTTACACAGTGACGTTTGCGAGCTGCTGGAGGGCGTACTCATACGCGATCGCAGCCTTGCCGGTAGCGTCAGCGAGGCTGATCGCCGCCAGAATGTCGCCTTGGAGCATCGACACGCCGCCTGCCACGTTCGTGAGCAAGAGGTTGAAGGTGCTGCCAGCCGTTGCGGTACCGATGGTCTGGGTGCCCAGTGCCGTGGTCGTGGTACCAGAGATCTTGACGACCTGGAACCCGTGACCCGCTGCCGTACCCGGGGTGGTGACGGTCATCTGAGCCGAGAAGGCTTGCAGAGCCGTGAAAGCCGCAAACTTCGCATACTGCGTAGTGGCGGCACCGCCAGCCTCGCCGAGACCGGCAGACTGACGTGCGATGTACGACGCGTGGTCGTACGACATGCTTTTGGTAGTCATTTCTTAACTCCTTAGTGTTTCTGAGCCGCGTGTTGCTGCAGAACGGTGATGACCGAGTCTGCAGGCTTGGGCTGCACAGTGCTGTAGTCGGGCATGTTGAGGGACGGGGTAATGCTCCCCGCCGTGACGTACCCCGCGTTATAAATAGCGCGGAGAGCCACAACCTCGCTCGCCCCAAGCAGCGCCTTGTGCATGTTCAGAAGCTCAATATCAGTCATGGTATTAAGCCGCCGAGTCCCACTTGACGATACGGGCGTTGGTCGCCAGCGTGTGCACGATGCCGAAGCCGCCGAGGTAGTACCACGCCACACCCTTGGAACGACCGTAGTCGCTCGGGATCTTGCCGCGCATTTCCTCAGGCACCGCGATGGCTTCTGCAACGGTGTCGTTACCGAAGAAGAAGATCCAGTCGCTGTTGCCGGTGGTCCAGCCGACCATGTCGCCGCCGTTGGCGGTGCTGATGCCGGTGGTGCCGTTGCCCTTGGCGATGTTGGTCTGCTCGACGTAGCGGACGTTCTCGTAGCGGCCGATCTCACCGTTCATGATGAGCTTGAAGCCGGTGTCGCTGTACTGGTGGATGGTTTCCAGGTTGTTCTTGAACGAACGCAGCGTGGTGGGCCATGCCAGAGCGTAGTAGTCATCACCGAGGTAGGCGGGGATGTTACGCTCCTTCATCGTGTCGACGATCGCCTTGGCGTGGGCGTTGTTGTACGCGATGGTGTTGGTGCCCGTCACCGTGCCGTTGGTGTACAGCGTGATGGCGTTGGTGCTCGTACCGCCGGTGGGGATTGCACGGAGCAGGGTCTGGTTGAACTGGGTCCAGGCAAGGCGGTCGAAAGCCTTGACTGCGTCGTTCTTCAGAACCTTCTGGATCAGCTCCATCACCGGGAACTTGGACAGGTTGTCCAGCTTGCCCGAGTACGGGACCGAGTTGCCAGCCTCAGTCATCGTCAGGGTGCCCTGGACGATGGTGAAGTTGGTTTCAGGCATCGTGTTGGTTTCCACCAGCACACCGCCCGGAGTGGCAACGTCAGAGAACACATCCCACGTGAAGATGTCACCCTTCTTCTTGCCTTGTTGGCTGGCGTCGCGCACGTCAGCGAACTGACGGAACTTCACCAGCGGTTGCACTGCCATGCGCAGCACGTTGCTGAGTTGGCGGCTATACATGAAGCCACCGAGGCTGTTAACAGCCCAGACTTGACCTGCCATTTTGGCTACTCCTTAAAGCTGATTGATTACCCTCGCATCCACTGAGGGCCACCACGCTTTTCACGCATGCTGGCGATCACACTGGATGCGTCTTCGTCTTCTTCCTCTTCCTGACGCGCTTGCGGAGCCTTGGCGTTAGCCTTGGGCAGCGGCTTGGCGGCAGAGGCTTTCTTTTGCTCTTTGGTACGCATCGACTCTTCGCTGACCTGCGGGTTTTCACTCGCAGGTTTGAATTGCTTCAGCCAACCACGGAGCTCTTCGCCAATCGCGGTGTAGCGCTCGGCATAGGAACGGTTGTCGCCCTGACGGAGCAGGTCGGCGTCGCGTTGCATCGCCATCTGCTTCAGCCGGGGGTCGGCCCAGATTTCCTTGTACTGAGTGCTAAACTCTTGAATGGCAGAGTTGAAAGCGAGGCGCTGATCGATAGTGCGGGCAATGTCTTCCGGTCGAACGGCTGGACTTGCACTAGACTGCCGCAGCTTTGCGAGCGCGGCAATCGCCTCTTCCTCGGTGCCCACTTGTATAGCGCGGACAAGCGCTCGGTCCTCCTCAGCACGCTGACGAGCAACCTCTTCCGGGGTGGGACCAGTCGGCGCGGGGGTGCGGGGCTCCTCGGCTTCGAGTGCGGCGCGCTTCTTGGTCTCCGCAGCTTGACGCAGGTACTCGTCAGCCGCTTCAATTTTCTGGGCACGCTCGATGAGCTCTTCTTGCGTGAGCTCAAGTTCGCGGCCGTTGACTTTGATCTTGATTTTCTGCGAGGCCGACTCATCGCCATCCGCCGGGGGAGTCGTTTCCTCTTCTTCCTCATCTTTGGGAGGGGTGTCTTCACGAGCCTTGAAAGGCTCGGTAGACCCATCGTCGTTGATTGCGGCGAGCTCTTCTTCGCGAGACTCGTCCGTGCTGTCTGCGATCTGATTCAGGATCGCCAGACGCTGCTCGTTGCCGGTGCCGACGACGTCCTCGCCATTCACCGGCTCTCCGCCGCCAGTGGCATCGCCGACTTCCCCGTCAGCCGGGGCACGGTACACAAAACCACGAAATTTAATCATCGACGTCATCCGATTCTAAAAGATCCAGGGCCTTCAGTCCATCAGTGACCGCTTGGCTGAGCCAGAGGTCAAACTGTTGAGCTAGCGCGGCCTTGTTCTGCGCTTTCATTACAGCCTTGCTGTCCGTCGGGTCAACCGACGTTAATTCAGCAATGGCCTCATTATATTGGTCTTTTACCCGGTTTGCAAGGTATTGCCCAATAGCAGACCCCCAAAATAGCTCGACCTCCTGTCCAAAGGAGGCCCGCTGGTAAAGTTCCTGTTTTTGGTCGTTATCCATTCTTGTCTTTCTTTACCGGGTTGTAGTGCTTGTGGAGGTCGTGCTGACGGTCGTAGATTGCACCAAAGTGCGAGGCAAGCGCCCGCTTGTTCTCGTTTTCCTGCCGCAAAGACTCCACGCGCTCCTTACTCTGGTTGGTTTCCCGCGTGCGGATAATGCTAGCCTGCGTGGACATGCTCTTCTCTTTGAGCTTGCCTTGTAGCTGCTGCACGAGGCCCATGGCCTTCTGCAGTTGTTGCTGCAGAGCAACGACCTGAGGATTGTCGTTGGTAAAGAACCGAGAGCCATCTTGGTAGCCAAGGTGCCCGTAGATCTCCTTGCCGACCTCCACCATGTTCATGCCGGGGACGGGGTTCCGCATCATCTGCGCGAAGGAGTTGTTTGCCATCAGGAATTTCTGGAGCTTCTGCGTGGGGTCGGTAGCACCCATGCCCACGTTCACCGTAAGGGTGAGCTCTTGGTTCAAAAGTTCGTCCGTCACCTCGTCAATCCCGAACTTCTGCACAAGCTGAGCATTCTTACCTGCAAGGGCCAGCACTACGCGGTCAGTCTCGTATTTCTGCTCCATGAGAATGAGCAGCCGCAGCACAGGCTGCACAAAGGTCTCCACGTAGGTGCGGATCAAATACTCAACCAGAGTGCCGGTGCTCTGGTTGAGCATGTTCATGTTACGCGCCGGAGCGTTACCGGCACCACTGACCATCAGCGCGGCGGGGTTAAAGTTCCCCAGCAGTTCGTCCGTCAGCATGTCGATGCCCTGCTGCTCTTGGTAGGAGCTAGCGGTGACGTCTGGCCACGTGATCTCTCGCACGTCGTTGACCGGGTCGTTCATCATCACGACACCACCCGGTACGTTCCGCACAAGGCCCGCGATGTCAACCTCTACCCCGCGCTTGGCGAACCACTTCTTGTTCAGCGCGAACTTGACGTTGTCAATGCGCTGGTTGGCGATTTCATTAACCTCGTCTGCAAGGCCCCGGGCCAGCGTGGGCACGCCGTTGGGCATGGCCTTGTGGGCTTCCAGCACGCAGCAGCCTACCACGTAGGGACGGCGACCGTGGAACCACATCTCCTCGATCGGCACAGGGTCGGTAAGCAGGTAGCGGTCACTCAACGTGTAGAAGACCCAGTCCCTGCCCTCATGACGGTGAATGTGCAGCTGGATCCAAACGACGTCGTAGTCATCCACAGAGCTAACGTCCCCACCCTTGGGGTCGTCCTTCCCGCCAGCACGAGCGGAGCGCGTGCTGTCGGGAATTCCGCTAGTGGCCGAGTTGAGCGGATACTCAAACCACTCCCCGTTATCCATCTTGGCCTGTACGTCCATCCCGAACATCGGAATCAGTTCAATGAAGTACGGGCTCGTGTTGACCGGGTCAATCCAGCTAGCGGCGGGTGAGAACCGCACGTTCTCAATCGGCACAAGCTCCACCACCGGCTTGTCTGTCTTGGCCTTGGGCAGCTCGCCTTCGCCCTCCGGCTGTTCTTGGTTGCCGTCTTCCTCGGGCTCGTACAGCCAATCCACCTTGCCGCACACAACGCCCATGGTCTGTGCGTCTTGGATACCGCCGAGCACAATCTGATACCACGGAATGCTCTTGGTCAGGCGGTACTGGAGCAGATTCTTCATCACCGTGGCGGATGCGAGCTGAGCCTTGTTGCTCTGATCCTGCGCGCCGATGCTCACCGTGTCCATGTTGCTGAAGAACGCAGCGGCGGCAGCGGCCTCGTTCTTGCGGATGATGGCACGAATCTTGGGGCGGTACAGCTTGCTCCGCTTGTCGTACGCGGGGGAGTTGTACTTGCTGTCTGACGGATGTTGGTTGTTGAACGCGCGGATAGAGTCCTCCCACTGCTTGCGGAAGTTCGTATCCAAGTAGCTGGTGCTGTCCCGCCAAGCGGCGCGGGCCTTGCGCAGCCATGTCTTGTCATCTCCGTTTTCGGAGTTTGCTTCTTCGCTCTGCGCCGTGGGAGGTCCCAGGCGCTTGTCCGGCGTCATGGTCATTTGATTTCTTTCAGCCGCTCAGTATTATCCAGCTTGCCGGTGTTGCGCTCAACCCCGATAGCTCGGTCATCTATCAGCAACTGCATGCCCGGATCCTTCACGCTTGTAATGGGAAGGATCTTGCCCAGATGCTCTCGCATCCATTTCCGCAGGGCAGGGTGCGGCTTGCGGGCCGTGAATAGACGGACGTCATGCCCGTCCATCAACATCTGCCGCACCCGGCGCACCATGGGCTCTATGGGAGCGCCTGTATGTTCATCACCACGATAATGGTCGTAGTGGGCCAGCGTCCCGTCAAAGTCGACGCCGACCCACCCCTTACCGTGGCTGCGTGGGTTCACTTAAAGAGGTCCTTCCATCTCGGACCCAGTTCACCGGCGTCCTGCCCCTTCTTGCTGCGTCCAGCCTCTTCCCAGTCAGGTTGCGTAGAGGGGCGGTTCTCCGGATCAAGAGGGCTGCCCGGGTTGCCCTTCCACTCCGGGGTGGCGGCAGGAGCCTCGCTGCCAGTCTTCTTGTCCTTGTAGATGGAGCGGTACTTGCTGTCGAACATGCCGGGGCGCTTTTTGACGTACTCGGCATCTTTCTCGAATTGCGGCTTATCATCTTCCATAGCTGGACCCCAAGAGTTGAATCAGGGCAAGGAGCCCCACGGCAAGCATTACCTCGTCAGCGTAGCAGTTGCACGCTGCCAAGATCACGATAAGAAGGAACAGGTGGCGCGGATTCATCGGATCAAGTGCTCGTCTTGCGCACGAACGCCCTCGTAATTCTGCGTCGGCATGTCGCCGTTCCACGCACCCCGGGGCAGGCCAAGCCGCTCCAAGAGTTCGCCCCCAGCCATGACCACAAGATGCTCAAACTCGCTGATGCTAGCGCACCGCGCTGCATCCACGGTAAAGCCGTAGCGATTGTCGCCGAGCATGTGCTTGACCACCAGCGTCAGCCCCGGTGCCCAGCCCACCATCCACAGATGGTGGGGATAGGCGTCGCTCAGTCGCTTGGCGGCGAGCTTCGCCATCAAGTGCATCTGCGCGTTCTCTTTGTCCTCAGTGAGGTCAACGACGGCAGTCTGCGCCTCGTCGTCACGGACTTGGGCTACTTGGCTCATACGGTCTGGATGTTCGGGTCCACCACAGGGGCCACGGTGGTGTCGGTGACCGTGGCGGCGCTGGAGGGGTCCGTGGTCTGTGCCACTTGAGCGGGCAGGGCCGCTCCCAGTGCGTAGCCTGCGTCAAACACGCCGCGCAGACCGGCGAAATGGCTGGTGGCGATGTTGGCCTTATAGACCGATTCGAGTTCGTTGTCTGTCATCATATCTTCCTTATGCAGCAGTTGTCACGGCAGTCCACCCGGTGCTGCCGTTCGTGTTCACATACATCCGGGTGCTGGTGCTGGATCCGTCGGTGCGGAGATACAAAGACCCTTGCGCGGCGCTAATTGTAGGCACGCCAGAGCCAAAGAACACCCCCACTGCCGGGGCACCTAGCCGCAGCCCCACAGTTGACCCGCCTGCGACCGCCGCTTGTCCCGGGTTAATGTTCAGGTTGCCGTTGGTATCGATCGTAGCGGCGTCGGTGGCCCCGCTATTGATTACGAACCGGACGCTCTTGGCAGAGTAGGTGCCAATGACCAGATCGCTGCTCGCAGACGCGATGTAGGCATTCCCCGGCTGGCTGAAAGACCCCGTGCCCGAGAATGTGGAACTGTTAATGCCGAACTCGGCAAAGTTGGTGGTCGCGCTGCCTTGGTCGTTGCTGACGTTGAAGTTGGTGCTCGCCGCCGCGCCGCTGCTCTTGTTCTGGAGAATGATCTGGTTGTAGCTGTTCACCGAGGAGGCGAACTGCGCCAGAACGCCAGTGTCCGTGTAGCTGGGGGCGGCGGGGCCAGTGAGCAGCCCGGAGTACGTGATGTTTACCAGATTGCTGGAGATGTAGGCCCCCAACGCCGCCATGCTGAACGACACGGTACTCCCCGCCTGCACACCGGGCAGCAACTCGGCGCCGGTGATGGTGCCTGCTGCGGGGAGCTGTGAGATCTTCGTGTCGCCGCTCATATCATCCTAGGTCCAGTTGAGCGCCAGCCTCAGTGAGGAGGAAAGCAGTCATGTCCGGGTAGCGGAGTGCCGCTTGCTCCAGCAGCAGGCCGCTCAGTGCGTTGCTGTTGTAGATGCCGGTGGCGTTCTTGTCCGTGGAGTCGAACTTCCGACTACCGAATTCGTACACGCCATGGTCCGGCGCGTTAAACTCCGCACCCCAAGCACGTTGACAAAGGTCAGCCCAGTTCAGCTCTCGAGAGCTGACTTTGTGCCCCAGGTTAGTCAGATTATTTGCCATGGCCCGCGCAGTGTAGCACGCGCGGGGGCGGGGTGCAAGGTCTTATGTGTATTCGGGCTCGGTGTACCCCGGTTCGTGGAACGCGGGGGCTCGCGGCTCCATGTCATACAGTCGACCGGTAGCGTCAATCAAGTCCTTCTTCCCTGCGAAGGGGAAGAAGTGGAATTGCAGCTTCAACTCCTTGGCAAGGTCGTAGATCTCGTTAACCTCGTCCCGTTTACGGATAGGTTGCGCCACGCGGTACCCGTACCCGGTGTTCACCATGTTGCGCTGCACCTTGGTCAAGTTCTTCGGGTCGGTGTTGTACGGGAGGAAGAACTTATGCGCCCGCACGTCGGGGCCAAGGCGCTGCACGCGGTCAATCTTAGACCCCTCGCCCTCGCTGGGCCACGCAAGCTCCACGATCTCGAAGTAGCCGCCTTCGCCCGGCTTCTTCATCTGCTCGGCAAAGTAGTCGAAGTCAGCGTGCGCACCAAATTTCTCGTACCCGACGCGCACGCTCTGCACCCCGGGCATGCGCCGCCAGCGGTGGTACATCTGCGCGGTGCGTACCCAGCGCTCGCGCAAGTCCATCTTGTGGTTGAAGCCGTCGAGCAGGTACTTGTTCAGCGCGTAGTCGATGCCAATGACGACGATGGCCGTCTTGTCACTGCCTTTGCGCTTGCTGCGGGCCGGGTCCACCATGATGTAGACGTTCAGTGTCTCGGGGCGGACTTCGTAGATCTGCAGATCGTCGCTGTTAAACATCCGCTGCTGGCCTGCCAACGGGTTCTGCAGCATCTGGCAGGCGATGGTCGGTTCGCCCTGATCACGCACCTTGGCGAGCCATACCTCTCGGCTGAAGAGTACCGGTGCGCCGGTAATAGTTCCGTCATCCGTCGCGGGGTACAGCCGGGGCGTGACACTGCCCCGCTCCATGATGGCTTGGTACGTATCCCCAAAGTGGTACCGGGTGCCGATGTGCCACTTACGCCCCCCGGCACTCCCTAGGTTGTCGGACATCTCCCAGGCGTCCGTGGTCTTCTTGATCTGGTCCGGCGTGCTGACGGATTCGAGCGTCACCACGTCATCATACACCAAGAGCTTATAGTGCTTAGACGTAGGCTGGCCGTCCACAAGGCCGTGGGCCTCAACGGTGCATTCCTTCGGATTCCCGCTCCGCTTGACCGTCAGTCCGTTGTCCAAGCTCCACGACGGTGCCTGCCGCCCCGGGTTGTCGTAGAAAATCTCGGGGAACAGTGCTTTCAAATCCTCGTTCTGCTCGAACTCGATCTGAATCTGACGCAGGAACGCCTTAGCGATGGGCTTGGTGTGGCTGAACAGACCGATCGTGATGTCTGGGTCACGCAGGATTTCTTGAATGATCCCGGCGTAGGTGATTATGGTGGAGTTGTGCGTAGTCACCGCCTGCGTGCCGCACAGGTACAGGCCATCCTCCGCCTCCACTTGGATACAGGAAGTGGGCACGGTAGCCGTGCGCTCAACGCCCCACAAATGTCGATACGCACTGGCCCCGCGCGGGCCGCGCTTGCACCGCGCCAGCTTACGCGGGATGGTGAAGGGGGCGTCCTCCACGTAGCCCTGGAACGTTACGTGATGCACCCGCCCGTGCTCGTAGTCGAAGTGGTTACGGCTAGGCTTCAACCCTAGACTCACGCAGAGCTTAAACACCCCGTCGGCAAGCTCTTCGTTCTTGTTAACGAAAGTACACGTGCCCCGGGTGCTACAGTGCCCGTCGGTGTCCATTAGGCCCTGTAACAACTCCCGCCGCTGGCGGATGCTGCCAATCAAGTACTCGGGTGGGATGTGCTTACGCTCCAGCACCCCCATGGCCCGCAGCGTAGGCCCTAGCCCGTAGATAGTGACATGCTCACAGGGCTTGCTCTCGTCCAGCGGTTTATGAGTGTAGCCGTCTTGCCGGATGCGCGCAAACACTTCATAGTCACCGCACGTAACCACGCCGCAGCCGGTGCTGCCGTCGCCCAGCCATGCGCCCAGCGTGTACGGGGCCACGGGCAGCATGTGCTCCGCGTTGAACAGGGCAGGGGCCACTTTAATTCTACCCTGCACTTGATACTGACGCAGGCGGCGCGTGGGTACTGTTACGGTGCGCCAGCCCCGCCGCTTGGTGGTGCCGGGTATTCTGCTGCGGTCCGGCACTTCCAAAGTCCACAAGTGCTCAGCACCCGCAACAATCTCTGTGCCATCGTCAAACCAGACGCGGTAGCACTCATCATCGTAAAAGA